AGCAAGTAACTCAGAATGTTCAATAGCAGATTGTATTATTTCTTGAATAGCTTCTGGATGATTACTAGAAAAATCTAAATCCATATCTGAATTAGCTTTAAAATCACCATCATCATCAATTGCTGCATTTAAAATAACTCTGCCATTTTCCATTTGTTTAAGTAATTTATCAACAAGAACTTGTTGTCCGTTATTTCCTGGCATATCCATAATATTTTTGGCAGCATATTCTATTACTTTAGTTGTAATATTAAAGCTGCCAGCCTTTGCCATTGTTAGATATTTCCAGCAATTATAGTAGCACGGTACTTATATCCGTTTTTTAATCCCATTGGGCCAAGCAAAGGTGCAGTTTGGAATATCTTCCATTGCCCGCCAACATATATCTCTTCACCATTTGCATCTACTATGTTAAACAAATAAGCATTAAGCTGCATTTTAGATTCGCTTTCAATTATTAAATCTCCAAGAAGATTTACAGACAAAGCAAGAGATACCTGTGTAGGAACCTCAACGTAAACATTTTCTGTTACCAGCCCATCTGCAGATGTAACTTGTTTGTAGTCATACAATTCTGCTGTATATGGATATTGTTTAGTTGTATTAGCTTTCATTAAACACGCTTCCAATCAAGGTATGTTGGCCACTGGAATATTTTTCCAGTTCTAATGCTGCGTGGCTTTCTAAAAGAAAGTCCTTTAGCTGCAAATACTGCAAGTGGAGCAATGAAAGGAGCTGACATAGCTGCATTAAAATTTTGTGCTGAATCGCCAGCACCAACAGAGTTAGATGCAATCTGTGTATAAACAATACCTTCATTGTCAAGCATGTAAGCTGCTTGGTATGCAGTCATTTTGTCTAAAAGCAGCAAGTCAGATGGATTATCTACATCAATCTCATCCTTGCCTATAAATATCTCAATGACAGCCTGTGCTCTTTTAATCAAAGCCATAGTTACATCTGCATCTGTATATTCTTTTACGCTATTAACTGTTGTAAACATTATCTATACTTCCTTCCCAATTCACGGACTCTAATAGTATGTGAAGTTGTAAAATCTAACTTTCCTGTACCGCTCATTTTAAGCTGGAATACATAGTCACCAGGGTAGTCAAAAAGACTACGAGTTGTTGGCCATTCAAATATAATTGTTCCAAGATCTTTTGCGGTTGTATTAAGAGTTGAACCTGCAAGGCTTATCTCTTCATTTCTTGTTCCTAACATAACTGCTTCAATTGTAGTATATTCAGAGAGGCTTATATCATTGCCGTCCTGGTCTTTTACTTGAATCGAAAGTGGTCTAGCAGGAATTTGGTCTATCCAGTATTGACTAATCATTTGATTACGTCCTCTCTTATATATAGTATTGGGTCTACATGTATCAAGTATAGTACTACTTGATCCTCTGAAGCAACATTTGACCTGCTGTTATCAAACATGGATGCGTTTGATCTCATAGGCGGTGCTCCAATTGTTGATCCTGGTTTTACAATGTCAGCTGTTGCTGTCATAGGCAAAGCAAGAACTTGTTTTTCTCCACTGCTAAATTGTGTTTCTTCTATTTCTGCTGTTGCAACCATAGATTGAGCTTTAAAGTCTACTTCTTTATCTGTAACAATAGCTGGTTCTGGTATTTGTGCTTCTGCTACAAATGATTGTGGTCTAAGAACAGTTCCTTCAAGAACTTCTCTATTTGATAGCCAGCGGAATCCTCTTGTAGGCATTGAAGGCATTTCAAATCCAGCTAATGGATATTGCCATGAGTATACGCTAGAAAAGAATACAGAACCAGTAGGAACATCTCTAAATGACAATCCACCATCTTTGTTTACTTTTCTAGTTTTAACTTTTTCTTTTTGAACACCTTTTTTCTTTACATCAGTATCTAATTCAAAATCACCAGATCTTTGCTGCAAAAGATTCATTCCATTTAATGACCAATATGGAGTTTCAGTTTGAACAAAGTCTTGAAGCAAAAGTTCGTCTCTATTTTCTAAAGTAATTGCTCCATTTTCATATGCATAGTTCACCCAGTAGTCACTTGTCATTTCTATCTGAGCACTTTCTGTAGCCTTATTTATTTCTTCAGTAAAGTTAACAAATATCTTTCCACCAACCTGTGTTCCATCAAGAACATCACCTGGTTCAAGAATAATAGTTTGAGCATAATTTCTATAAGGATTTTCAATTTCATCTAATCCTCTACGAAGTGTATTGGCAAATGCTGTAATGATCTTTCCAGCCTTTACATTCTCAAATGGAGTAGCATAGTATCCCATTTGATTTTGATTAGCTCTTTGGCCAGTAGTTGAAATAACAAATTCATCTCCAACAGCTAACGCATCTCTATGTTCGTATTTCATAAATGTTCTATCTGGACCACCCCAACGGAATTCATCTGTGTTGTACCAGAAAGCTTGTTGTGTTTTAATTAATCCTGGGTAGTCAGTAATACCTGGATAAGTATTAACAATTCTAGTTCTATTATTTTTCCATGTATCGAACCAACCAAGAGGTGCTTTATATTCAGGATAAGTTGGAAGATCTGCAGCTCCTCCAATTCCAAACATCTGTGTTGGTGCATATGGATCTGTTGCTACGTTATCGTCCATATCTGGTACAAGTTCAACACGATCTACAATCTTAAGATCCAAAGCAAGTTGAGGTGTTGCAACCATTAAAGATAATCCAGTATCAACAGCTGCACGAAGAGTCTTTAAGAAATCTTCAAATAGCTTTGATTCTCTTAAGTTAAAGTATGCGTCAACAACATCAGCTCCGCTAAATGCATCCTTTTCTTCAGCTTCATTTGGATAGTTTTTAAACATAATCATGTCAAACTTAGACAAATCAATATCATTAATTAAATCAATATATCTTGCCGCATCTGTTATTGGATCTTTAAATGTTCCAGCACGATTAAATAAAGCAAAAGGTGCTGCCGCAACATTTTGATAAGGACTTACAAATCTAATAAAGTTTGTTGTACCTATATTGTCAACACCATAGGCTTCTGGTTTAACAAGATCAGACACCCATTTTCCAGTAATATCGACTGGAAACACATCCCATCCTTCATAATCTTGTGGAGGCGCTGTAAAGTAATCAAGTGTTGTAAGAATATCTGCAGATTCAGTGCTAGAGTATGGAGATGCGCCATAGGTTCCACCAATTTGTTCTGCAGATGTTGGCCAGAAGTAAAGCATTAATGCTCTTGGTCTATTTCCTGCAGCTCTTGAATCCTGACCAATTTCTGCAGTAGCAGTAGCAGCTGGTGCCTTAACTGGAATAATATTAAATGAGGCAAGATAGTTTAGAATGATTTCTCTTTCAAGAACAAATGATCCTCTGTTTATAGATATTGCTGAAATATTAAAATCAGAGTAAGCATCTGGATCATTTGAGTTATATCCAATTTGTCCTGGGCAATAAGCAAAAGCTCCAAAGCGCTGGATATCTAATTTACCATCAATCCATACCTGCATGCGAGGAGTATATTGATCAACACCATCGCCTCTGCGCTGGATAATTACATGGTGCCATTCGCCATCTGCAATGTCTTTAAATCCAGTAAATTGAATTTCTGAATTGCTATTTAGCATTCCAAGAGTAGAGTCTACTAAACCAGTAAACGCAATCTTTCCATCCTTAAGTCTAATTCCAGTACGATTTTTTCTAGAAACAGAACTTGCTGGGTTTCCACCATAAAAAGCACTTGTAATAAATTGATTCTTTTTTGTTGTTTGAATCATTAATTCCATAGTCCATGTTGCAACTGGAGTTTCTCTATCGCCCTTTTCTAAAGCAATGTTTCTTAAATTTAATGCTTTTCTATTTGTTGTGTCAAAATATCCTGCACTTGCAACAGGTAGCGGAACATCATATAAGTTGTATCCGTAATTAGCATTAAATGGACTTCTATTGTTGTGTGCAGTCCATCCATCGTATCCACCAGCAAGATAAATATCGCTTGAGGTATTAAAGAATGTTATTAAGCCTGCATCAACATCTGATTGGTAATCTATTTCAAGAAGTCTTTGGTACCATAAATCATCTGTTATTAAGTAGTATGCAGGAGGCAACTGGAAGAAAGCATTTGCTGGTAAAGCATCTGCTTTAATTAATGCACCCAAAGTAGTTACTACTGCTGGATCAACCATTTCTGCTGGTATAGCAATCGCTGGGCTAGCATTCCATTTGCCTGGAATTAATACTCTTGGATCTGGGAATGATGCTGTTGCATCCATATGAAGAACTGATTGGTTTTCCCCAATATCAAATCCTGGGTTTTCGCCTTGTGCAGACGCTTCCATAGGATCAGCTATATTATTTGTAGTCTTTGTAGCTTCAAAGTTAGGTTGCTGGAATAAACCATCTCCAGTCATTGGAACTATAAATGGGAAAACATTAGGCAATTCTGCAGATGCAGTCATTGCTGGGTCTGCAATTGTAGGACCAAAGCCAGCTGAATATGTTGGATCTACGAACAAGCTTGATGCTGTCCAATCCATTTCCCAATCTACAGACTGATAAATTTCAAGTGCTTCTTGGGCAGTAAATGCTGTATTAAATACAGCTACTTCATCAATAGTTAAGTTTCTAGTTGCAGCGGATGGAATAGTATTTGGAACTCCACCAATTGTAAATTGTCCTAAATCAGTAAATGTATGTGTAGCAGATGTATTAATTGCTGCTTGTACACCATCTACATAAAGAACTAAATTTGATCCATCTTTAACTGCCACAAACATGTGATAAGCATTGTCTGCATAATTTACAGTCGATGTTGCATCTTCAGTTGTTGTACCATTTGTAGATCTTAAACGCATTGTTCCAGTTGCTTGCTGTTGTAAAAACATACCAGTACCTGCTGTACTACCAAATCCTGCAGTTCCAGCTACTCCGTTAATTCCAGCAGATGCAAACTTAGCGTATACAACCAATGTCTGCTTATTATTTGTACTAAATGTTCCAGCTGTTTCACTCCAACTACCAACAAATTGTGTATCTCTATTTGTAATATTATATGATTTGTAATTAGGACTTGAAACATTTTGAGTAAAGTTAGTTCCTTGTGTAGTTAAGGCAAAATTAGTTGATCCAGTATTTACAGGAGCTCCTGTTGCTTCATCCATCTTAAAGTAGAATTTAGGTGTTTTAGCTTCTACATAATTATTAAATGAGTCATTTCTTGAGAATGCAGGGTCAGGCATTGCAGCTGAAGCCTGTAAGATTGGTAATCCATATGAGTATATATTAGCAATTTCAGTAGATGTAATGTTTGCTGATGTTCCAATGTAGAACTGTGATACATACATTAGTTCTGTAGGACCAGCTGCTCCACCACCAAATTGAGTAGAAACAAAGTCTGACATTGATTGAGTAACAGTTACAGTGCCAATAGATACATTGTCTACCCACATTTGCATTGTATTTCCAGATTTACGAACTGCTACATAGTGCCAATTACCATCAGTATAATCTGTTGAGGTTGTAATTGCATTATTTGCACCATTAAAACGAGCATTGACTTTAAGATATCCAGTGTCTATCCATTCTACAACTAAATACTTTGAAATATCTGAATTATAAGCCATAAATATATTTGCATACTCTGCAGTTGTTTTCTTTACCCAGAAACCTAATGAAAAGTCATCATCTGTAAATTCTGTTGTTGCCGCTGCTGAACCAAATGAATTAACATATTCGGCTGCACCAGTAATTCTTAAAGCACCGCTTCCTTGAATTCCATCAGTAATATCATTTTTAGATGTTCCACCGTAAAGATATGCAACATTGCCACCAGTTCCATAGTTTGTAATACTCTTTTTGGCATCAAATTTATACCATTGTTCTAGAGTCAAGGTAGACATGTAGCCATCTAAGAGAGTAAATGAATCTCTGGTGCTATTGTAATGGTCTCCAGATGCAGCAGATGCTGTTGCTGGTGTCTCAGTAATTATTGCGTTTGCAGATATTGCTGGATCTACAGCAAGTGCAGATGCTGCAAGTACTTCAGCTATATTAATTGAATTAAATGCAGAGTTAGAATTATTATAGACTTGCTGTGGTGTAAGAGTTTCTGAATAAATTGCAAACTCATCATACCATCCAACCCAAGGACCGCCCAAATTTTTAATTTGTGCTGATTCAAAATTAGTATCTGATCCATAAACAGGATTTGATTGTGAAGCTACATTTACTCCGTCTACATATAAAATTACTGCAGTTGGACTAACTGTTACAACAATATGATGCCATTCATTTTCTGTAAATGTAGTAGAAGGAATTAAGCTGTAAAAAGTACCTCCACCACTAGATGTTCCGCCTCTAAAATTAAGAGTATATTTTCCTGGATTAGCATTTGCTGAAGAACCATTCCACTCTAGTCCAATACAGTTACTAGAAGTGCCACTAACATTTGTAAATATTGGTTGATTTGCATTTCCACTAGTTGGAGCTTTATGCCACAATTCTATTGTAAATGATTTATCGTTCATTACATTTGTTGTTCCGCTAAAGTTGTAATACTTTTCTCCAACCATTTTAACTGATCTGTCTATTACACCTGGCTGATCTATAAGTAACTGAGTTCCAAATCCAACTAGTTGTAAGTTGGCAGGTCCAGAACCAGAGTTTACTGGAAGTCCTGAAGTCTCATTAAATTTAAACCAAACTTTAGGTGCTAGTGCTGTTACATTATCATAATATGATGGCATAAAAATAGGCTGCTGGCGTTAAGCCGCAGCCCGTACTCCAATTCGGTTAAATTCTGGGTTGATTGTTGAAATGCTGTGTCCGCCTATAGAAATGATTGGAGCAAAGGAGAGGTTGGAGACTACTGGAGTAAAATCACCAGAAAGAGACTCTACAGTAATTTGGACTACGACTAGACAAGCATTTGCTTGAAGTGCGCCAACCTCTACCTTTGCATCCATGCGTAATTACCTTACGCTACAGTGATTCGAACTATACCAGTCGAATCCCATGTGATTGTGAAGTTACCATTGGTTGAAGACTGGTCTGAACCGAAGTCTACGTATCCAATGAGAGCTGATGTGCTTGCTGTGCCTGTTGAATCATATACAACTGCATAACGAGCTGTGATAGTTGATGAAGCCCATGTAACATCTGCAGCGTCAAGAACGATTACGTTTGTACCTGAATCGTATGTTGCTGTCTTAGATGCTAATGTATTTCCACCAGCTGTATAACCAGTACCTGTTACTTCATTCGCTGAAACATCGTTGAAGTAGTCATGTGTATCTTGGTTAGGTGTGTATGATGAAGTAAGTAGAGCAACCTTGATTGTATCAGAGTCGAAATCTACTTCCTTGTTAAGTGCCTTAAGTAAGAAGTTACCGTATAGTTTAGAAGCCATTTGTCAGTCCCCCTTATGCGGCAGTCTTGCGAACGATTGCGAATGCCTCAGCCGCTGCAACAGCGAAACCACGACGAACGCGAGTCTTAAGCAAAACGCCATCCTTTGAGAAGTCTGCATCACGAGAGATTGCAGATTCAACTGTGCTACGAACACCGTTGATCATCATGTTGCGGTTACCTACGATAAGTAGTGGATCGCCTGATGGAGCTGCTGAAGCAGCTGCTGATGTTGCTGCACCGTATGAAACAACTAGTGGGTAACCAAATAGGCTACCTGGACGAGCTGACAATGGATCTGGAAGAACTAGCTGTCCAGATGCATCCTTCATGTTACGGATGTGTGCAAGCATCTTTGGGTGAACGATGAATACTGTATTAGCAGCATCAAAGTACTTGCTTGACTCAGCCTTACCTAGAGCGTTAGAAATATCTGCAAACTCTAGATCTCCTGCTGTTGAGATAATGTTGTTTCCTGAATCGTATTGTGACACTGCGTAGTAAACAGAGTTGTACGGTTGTCCGTCATCTCCATCGCCTACAGCTGTTACGCCAAGGCATGCATTGTCATACTTACGAGCCCAGAGTGATGCCCACTCTCTCTTGTATGTGTTAAGTGTGTCAACGAGTGAATCGTTAACATCTTCTTCTGAAATGTTGAAAATCTGTGCGTACTTGCGAGCTGTTAGAACAACCTCATCCAGAGTTGTATCTGAATTTGGAATATCTACGCCTTCTGCAACGATAACTGGTGCATCTGATACAAAGCGTGGAACGCCTTTTGTACGAGATGACATGTTCTCACGACGAGCAAATGCTTCTACTACAGAGTTAGTGATTGTTGCTTGAATAGCAACTGAACCAACTTCCTCTGGAATATAACCATTACCTTCGGTGAGATCTGTGCGACCTGCGGCCATAGTATTTCTCCTTTTAGTTAGTTAATTTGAGTTTTGAACATATAATCGTCCGAATATATTAATCGCAACCCAAATGTCCATTCGGAGCTGCATAAGACAATTATACCGTACTTATTATTTCTTTAATACCATTAAAGCTTGTAAATCTGATGCAGATTTAGGTACTTCTAATGAAGCAGTTACTCCTGAGTCAGCTTTTCCAGCTACAATGAATTTTGGATCAAACAATTCTGGGAAATCTGTCTTTAGAATTGCAATTTGCTCATCTAATCCAGCAATCTCAAAATCTTCAGTTAAAGATAATGCATCCATCTTAATATACTTATTTAGTCTATCTCCATGGGCAATACCTAATGATGCAAGATGTTTATTTACATGTTCCATCATTAACTTTGACTGGAATTGGGAAATCTTAGAGGTAGATTCATTTATCTGTGCCTCTAAGGCTTCCTTCTCCAATCTAAACTTCTTAGCTTCCGCCTTCGCTTTATCTAAAGCTTCTAAGACGGCTTTAGGATCACGAATCTCGTCAGATGTACCTTCTACTTGATTCTGTTCTTCCATTTTTTATTCTCCTTGATTGTTTTGCTCAGCAGCGGCTTGCTCCAGAGCTAGGTTGTTCGTATTTAATCCAGTTCCACCAAGAGCAACTTGTGTTGCTGCCATGTCTGGTCTATTTGCCATTGCTTCATCAGCAATAATTTTTGCAATCTCTGGATCATATCCAAGTTCAAGAAGAATTTGCTGCAGAGGAACTCCGACAGACTTTTTTCTAACTGCGATATCCCATTGATCTAATGAGTCGATTGACTCAGGTGACTTCCAGTCAATATCAACATCAGCAATGATGCCTTCGACCTTAAGCATGAACTTAAATAGGTCTCTCCATGTTGAGCCTAATGCAAGCTGGCGGTTAAGAACCTTCTTGAATAGTGGTGCTTCTGCTACACGCAAAGCCTGTCCTGATGGAAGGTATTGTGTTGATGAGAAGTAGTGAACTGGTGTTGAAGTAATTGCAGCCATGTCAGAAACAAATTCATTTACAGGATCTGTAAATGTTGATGGGTCTGCTGCTGGGAACTGACCAACAGATTGAACGCCTTGCAAGTACCAAAGTTGTCCTGGACCATTTTGAAGTGCTCCAATGTTCTCTCTAGCTGTATCATCCTCTGAGAAATCATCTATTTCGTTAGATGAGCCACCATTTGATAATGCATAACGCTGTGGAGCACCTTGGTAGTCCACTGTCATCATGTGAGTTGATATCAGCTTGTTTATGGCATCTTGTGGACCAAATGCATCTGCATGTTCTGGTCTTCCGTATGGCTTATTTGTTCTAAAGTGGAAAACTGGAATTTCATTCCAAGGATTGACCACAGTTTCAACCAAAGTAAGATTTGGAAGTCCATTTAGAGAATCAATCTCACCTAGACCTTCATACTTCTCAATTCTATCCTTGTAATACATGTTGATCTTAATAACTTTACGATTAGCAGCATCTGTAATCTGCCACATCTTTGTTGCAAATGACTTAATGCGTGGGTTTTCTTGGTCATATACAAGAGTAGTTGTCATAGGTGAGTTGTAATCTATTGCTAGATTCCCGTCCATATCTGGCCACACAATTGCGTAGCAATCACCATAAACAAGTGCATTGCGGTGAATCTCATTAATATCAAGCTTTAAATCTGTTTGTTCCCAGATTTTATTGATATATTCGTCTCCTGCTGGTGATGTTGTCTCAACATACTCAATTTCTAGACGATTGTGTACTGCATCTACTACAGTCTTGCTAAAGTTAAACCTAAATGGCGTAACTCCTGAAAATCTTGTCTTTTCGTTTCTAAATAGTCTATACCAACGCTGATGAGTAAATACTTCATCATTTGCGCCTTCGTAATATGCTTCTGCGACCATATATCGATCTCTTTTGTCGATTATCTGGTCTAAAGCTAGTTTAATGTCTGACATTTTATCTCCTTAAGTAGTTTAATTGTTTTACAAATACTTTTGGAGTACTATTATCCAAAAAGTATAGGATTCCTGACACTACTGCGTCCAGTACGTCATCGTGGCTAA